GAGAAGATCAAGCAACTCAAAGCTGTGCAGAGAAAGAAGAACGAGATAACTTTTGAGGGCATAGCTAAGAAGCTCGCAGATATTAGAGACGTTGCACTAGCAGATGGATCATATGGTCCAGCTGTGACAGCAGAGATTGCTAGGGCTAAACTTGCGGGCTTGATGGTAGATAAGAAGGAGTTGAAGATCCACAAGATAGATCACATGAACCGAGAACAGCTTGAAGCTAGATTGCAAGAGCTAGTGCAAGAGAACCAAATCATTCTAGGTCAAGCAGAAGAAGTCAAAGAGGAAGTGCGGCCTAGTCAAGATCTTCAAGATCTAAAGGAGAATCATCAAGAGATTGAGGACGTTGAGCCTGACGATTCTTTAGATGCGGAAGATCAGAATCAGAGAGCAGAAGGTTAACTCTTTCTTCTGCGTCCTGGAGTTTGCGTTCACAATAGTCTATGACTTTGATGCCTTTTTCCCATTCGGCTATTGAATCTTCTAAGTTTGCCTGTCCTAAGTTTAGTTTTTCAACAATTCTATTTAGCTCTTCTAATCCTTTTTCAAAGCTCATCTGTTGGTTTATTTTTAGAAAGTCTTACCATTTCATAAGATATTGTTGGTTGTATTGAAGGTCTAGTTTGCGTATGCAATCGCCAGTAAGCTAACTCTTTTGCCTCTGCAATATTTTTTGCCTTTATGTTGTAGTTAGCAGATTTTTTTTCTTCAATTTTTATTTTATAACTTGGCATTATGCAATTCTCCATACTCTGTAAGAGTTATCAGCTTCTTTCTTGAATGAAAATTTGCGGTCTTTAAATACTCTGGTATAAAAGTTAAGCCTGTATTTATAGACTTCTTCTTTGGTTAGATCCCCAATACTATCGCCAATTTCTAATGTGTCTAAGGCCTCACAGAATGGTGAGTTAAATCTGCGCACCGGTATATTTTTTTCTACTTTAAATTTCACTTTCTCTCCTGGTAAAAATTATTAATTAATTGTTCAGCTTGTTTGTTTACTTGGTCAGCTGCCCACCAAATTTGATATAGTTCCTCTAGCATTTTACTTCCACATTTCCTTGTAGAATTGCTTTGCTATTTCAGGCTCTCCAATATGGTAAGCATGAATTGAATCAACCATTTCTGGAATTGATATCTCATTGTTAGCAATAGATGTAAGTAAACTTATCTCTGAATCGCCATCAAATTTATCTAGCCAGTCTTTTACTGCGTCAATCGTTATCATCTTCGTTCTCCTCAATTGATACTATTTCTTGGTTATCATAAGTTTCATTCAGCACCTTGTAATCTCCACTAAATAAAAGTTCCTCGGCTTGTTCTTCTGTTTCAGCTATAACTTCAACTTCTTCAAAAAGAATACAAGTTGTTAATATTTTAAAAACTTTCATCTTTCTTCTCCTTTAAATCTGGACTATCAACAATATTGTAAGTCCACTCATACAATTCTTTAATTTCTTCATTTCCCATTGACTTGAAATCGTTGAAAGAATTTATATAAACAAATTCAAATAAACCTTCATAATCACAATTTTCTACCATGTTTTTTATATGGTCGATTTCGTTATCAACTAGAGCATCTTTCATTTCTTCTATTGTTATTGCCATTAGCTTTTCTCCTTAATAGAAATAACTTTCACTTCTGTATAATGTGGCTCATTATCGCAACCATCATTTTCAGCTAATTCTTCTGCTTCATATTCATCTTTAGCTTCAATCGTCAATACATGACTTTCAACTACATCAACTATAACTTCATACTTTTTCATATTTATTCTCCTTTAAAATTAGTTAACAAGTCTGCGTCCTTGTGCGGACTTGGTATATGTTTTGGTTTGCGTTTGGATTTTAGATACTCTATGTATTTTGAATCGTCATTGTAAATTGTTGTGTGGGTAATCACACCTCCAGGAGTTTTGCGTTCTCCGATAATACATTTAACTTTCTTGCGCCAGTTCTCTAATTCAAGAAGCCTCTTATGTTTTTTTACTTTGTCTGTGTGTTCAGTCATTTACAGCACCTCTTTGTTAAATTCGTAATCGCCCTCATTCATACTTTCAACCCATGTCCACTCTCCATTTATTTTATAAAGAATATCTTTAAAACATGAGCCGCCACCATGAACAACTAAAGCAATATCTCCACACCAACCTGGAGAATCAGGAGTATAGTTTTTTATTACTGCAATATTATCTAAATGGTCTATTGTGAAATCGCCATTTATAGTTCTCCCATAATGTAGGTTTAACGCTTTCGCAATATTTTCTAATTCTTTTTTATTCATATTTATTCTCCGTTTATATCTATAAATTATACAGACTTTTACTATAAAAACAACACACAATTACATATCCCACAAGATAATAACAGATAAAAAAAATGTTGGTGATAAGATCCTTTATTCGCAATACAAAGCCTCCCACCCTCATTGCGCATACTTTTGCGTCCTTTTGCGTCCTTTCGCACCCCCACACCAGAAATTGCGGCCTATTGCGTGCGGCCTTGCGTGTTCAGTCGTAAGCTTTTCCGGATCCTGGGCCAAAAAAAACCCGGCATAAGCCGGGCTTAGTCGTTTCACAGATCCGGCCTTATGAATTTAGATCCGCCATTCAGGATCTTACTAGTAAGCTTTATAGTGCATGGTGGTTTAGTTCTCATTTACTTTCATCCTTAACTTACATCGTCACCCTGTTAAACAGTTCAGACTTCAAGATTTTACAAAGGCTCACTCCTATAAAGCTTGTATTTATTATACATCAATTCAACACTTAAATGCAAATAAAAAACCCGGCATAAGCCGGGCTTGATTGTTGTTTAGCTTACTTAGCAATCAGTAAAGATTACATCAAAGCCCCAATAACATTCCAAATACCAATCATTTGGATTGCTCATCGCGTCATAGCTTTCTGGGTGAGAGCTTAAAGAATATCCTACGCCCCACTCCCAGGGTCCAGCTTCAAAGCATACCCAAATATCACCCTCGCTGATCTCTGAATGGTTTGCACGATCGCTAGTCATAAAGACTTCTGTGTCCGGATCAAATCCCATAAGTTTTGCTTGTTTGCGCAAAGCTTGATACAACATGTCAGCCGCTTTTTCTTTTGGCACAGCCTGGCTAACCAAATCCGGTAATATTTTTGGATCTAAATTTTCTTGAACATTCATAATTTCCTCCGTGTTTTATTATGATTATTAATTATACATCAAATAACACATGACTACAAATAAAAACCCAGGCCAAAAAAAAGGAGGCCTTGCGGCCTCCCTTAGTGTATTTGTTTTTTGGAGAAAAACAATTATGAATTTGCGAACCATAACATGTGCGGCCTGGTATGTAAAGACACCGGGCCTTGCGGCCCGGAGATCCCGGAGGATTAATAAGCTTGTGCGAGCTTGACTATGCAGACACCGAACACGGACCCAGCCAGGAAGATCAGGCCGCCAGGAATGACGGCCACATAATAACTTAGTTGGAAGGGAACACTCACCGCTAATGCGGTGAGTATGCCCAGAGTGAATCCTTGTTTCATGCGATTACCTCCATTTGAGTTTCACTTAGATTGATGGTGATATCGCCACCACTTGCGATACGCATTAAAGCACCTTCTTCAAAGGGAACATTCTCTGCGAAGTCATCTCTACTGACTTCGTATGTTCTTTCCCATAGATCATCATGCTTGTCATACTTAGGATTGTATCCACTAGCATAGACAACCTTATTCGATGATGATGGTTTCTTGAGATAAGATTGCATCAAGTAAATGCCCTCGTCTTTAACAAGGTAGAACCCTTTTTGATTTGTGGTTTCTTTACTGTAAGCAATTTTAAAAGTATCAGATTTTAAGGTCTCCTTTGCAAGAGACCTTAAAGTTTTATTAGATTTGAATTTTAACTTATGCATTATCTTACCACCTCTGTTTCTTCATGAACAAAACTATTACGATCAATGATTTCTTTTACCATCTCTTCATGATCGTATTCTTTTTGCTCTTCAAAGCCATCGTATGTGTTAGTTCTGTCATAGATTTCTAGACCATCAACCCAATAGACACCATTGTCTAAAAAGTCTAAGTCCCAGTCGCCAACATTACTAATGCCAATGGATAGAGTGCCACCCAAATAATTAGATATTATCTGTGTCATTCTAGCCATGCCATAAGATTGGTCGTTAGTTCTAACGCCAAGTCTTTTAGTTGCATCAAGGAAAGCTTCGACTGAATCTCTCCCACCATTCCAATGAAGATAGATGCAAGGCACCTCTTCTTTTTTCTTTTTGCTTTCTTTTTCTTTGAAAGCTATTAAACATCTGTTTCCCATAATTACCTCCGTTTTAGGTTAACAATAATTTATTATACATCGATTAACATATGTAAACAAATTAATGTTATAATATTTTTTTAACTTTTATGGAGAAAAAATTATGAGCAGCAACTTTAAAACATTTTATGATTACAGTTATGTAACTTTTGATAGAACAGATATTTGTATGAAGGGTATTAGATACACAACAACAAAAGATCATACTCGTAAAATAATAAAATCAGATATGCCAAAGATGAAAAATTTATTAGGAGATGAACTTTTTAATTGGGCTCAACAAGATGGGAAGACTATTGAAATTTGTGAACATGAAGTATGGGCAAAAGATAAATAGATCCAGTTCAAAAAATCAAAGGGGCATTCGCCCCTTTTTTTTTGGCCTAGCTTTTGCGATCTTGTGCGTTCAATTCTTTTTGCGATCTTTGGCGTTAGCTTTAGGCCTGGAGAGTTAGCCCCGGATCCGGGGACCATGCCTGGGATCTGCAAATTAACTGGGCTGCCAGTCCAAAAAAAAGGGGAGCAGTTGCTCCCCTAGTTGGATCAGATTAGCTTAACACTCTTGATCGAGTTGATAAGTTTCTTCGTAGCCATCTTCCTCTTGCATATATTCCCAACCCAAAGTGAGATTGTGTTCATTACAATAATTTCTTAAAGCAATAAATATCTCATAGGGTGGAGACCAAGCTGTCAGAAATCTGACTTGCAACTTAGATTCTGATTCATCATCTAATTCAAAATCGTAAGAGTTCCACTTAGTCCCCCAATTATCTATGTTCCAATGATACCATCGATCATCTTGGGAACCATCTTTCCAACGCAACATCTCTCCCCAATCCTCTTTCACAAGAGTTGGGAGTTCACCTTTATCGTTGGGAATCTTCTCCCAATTTGGTTCAGGAATTATAGAATTGAAGTCAAATTTATTCTCACTGATTCCAAGCTTTGTTTTTAACTCAGCAAGAGCAAGAAGTTCTTTGTCTTCCCCTGTGTTGACCTGTATGTCAACGTCATTAATAGTATGATTTGGCATAATATTTTCCTCCTGGTTTATACACTAATTATACATTAAAAAAAGGGGGGAATGAATCCCCCCCACCCACTAGCCAACCCAACCTTTGATAACCAAAGATGAGTAAGCTTTTATCTCTTTGGGAGAATAGTGTTGCAGTCTAATGTCTGCCATCACTTTTTCACCCTTCAGGACGCCAATGACTTGCTTTCTATCTTTGGTGATAGTTGCATCAATCATATTGACATCTGACCAATGCTTAAAAGTTCTAGGAACTCCAAAGCCTTGATCTTTCATTATGAGATTACTATTAATCTCACCTCTTATGCTAGACTTTAATCCTTTGATGATTCTATCATTTTCAAGATATTCTCTAACTTGCTCAATTTGAGACAACTTTTGTTGTCTTTGAGTCAGTTTTTTTATTTGGTCTAATTTTTTCATAATTGTTTTTCCAAATTGTCAGTTGTCATATTGTTTGGTTATTTAAATACCAACTGATCTATGATCAGTTTAACAATTTATTAAACACTTTACAACATTTTTTATACATTAATTTACACACCAGGTTTTTGTTTGGGTCTCTATTGAATCGCGTCCCATTTTTTTGCAGCTTTTTTTTGCTGACCCCCACCCCCAATATTAAGGGCGTATGTGTTGTGTGTAGTGCTAGTAAAATAACAATAAACACAAACAATCAGCAAAAAATTAGTTTTGGGACCCCTATTGAGATACTATATTGCAATTATGGATAAAGAAGCATTCTTAGGTCATGTTTCAGATGACGCTCTCAAAGAGATAGTCGCTATACAAGATCGCATAAAAAAATTAGATACCAGCGGCAAAGCCAAGCAAGACTTCATCCACTACATCAAAAATGTATGGGATGGCTTCATCGAAGGCGAGCACCATAAGCTCTTCGCCAAAAAGCTCGAAGCTGTCGCCCAAGGCAAATGCAAACGCCTCATCGTTAACATGCCCCCACGTCATACCAAATCTGAGTTTGCTTCGGTTTACTTCCCTAGCT